TACTTGCGATAACATCGCAGTACATTAGGCGGTTTTCTTGCCAAACTAATCGAATCGTAAGGATCGTTTCTTTTCTGATACAACCTCTTCAACGAGAGGCTCAGGGACTTTCATGTCCTGATAAACAGACTTAAAGACATAATCCTTTCGACTCAAAAAAGGTTCGAAAGCACTAGTAGGAATATAATGAAGCTGATTACCTATGAATTTGATGCAATAATCAAAGGCGTGACATCTTGCGATGTTACAATCTTCCTCTGTCACAAACAGAGTATAGCCTCGCCAATTAAGGCGGACTTGAACATCATACCAATTAAGTTTCTTGAGAGACTTAATGTCATACGGGTAACGGTCGCTGTCTAAAATCTTCGTAAGAAGATGGTTATAATCTTTCGCGACTTGATAGATCGTCGGAGACGTTCCATAATCCACTCGTTTAAAACGAGAGGGCAAGCCACTATAAAGATAACCCTCAATACCATCCAAAAATTCCTTAATAGGAATAAATCCAGCTTTTCGTAGCTTGTCTACGATAGGCCAAAGCTGTTGGAGGTTGAGATATTCAGGCGACTTCTCTTCATATTCAGAGACCAAAGAGTTTAAGCTTCTGACAGTCGATCTGTTAACTGCATACTTTGAAAAAGATCTGCAAATCGTTCCTAAATCAGAACGACTGTTAACATCCCAGACTGAACCAAGGCTCCGCATACTTAGGTAATTATCAAGTGATTGATCATTTTTAGTGAGAATGGCCACAGCTCGCAAGAGCCGTGGAGGATCATTACGTCCGGGTCTATGGTAGTAACCAAGACCCCCAAACTCCCTTCCTAAATATACCGGAAGTCCTAGCTTTCTGCATAAATCGATGAACGACCTGTTATGAATAAAAGGTAGCCGGCGTAGAACCGGGACTTTTTGTTTAAAGTAATCATCGCTAATACAGAAAGCTATTTGAGAAGCTGACGCTGTTCCACGAGTCCACTCAACAGGTATTTCTTTCTCCCTAGGGAGACGAGAAGCAAATAGTTTAGACGCAAAGCATTTCAGCTTTGGAACAGGAATCAGTTGAAACTGATTCCCTGTCTTTATAAAATACAACTCGGTAAAAGTAGCAAACTCCATAGAAATGGAGTTTACACCTGGTGAGGGCTCGGCCCCGGAACAGACAAGGACATCTAAAAAGGTGTCCAACTCTGGTCTCACCCCAGAACTAGTGCAATCGTCACCGCAAAAGATAGTGAAAGGAATCAAGAAGGATACTTCTACTGGTTGTGTTGAAACAACCTCTCTCCAATGCTTGCCCGAAAGAGTTGATGCGCGAGCAACATCTCTACAAAATCTGTTATACAGATTAAGCACGAGCCAGCTAATGGGAGTACCCATCATGATCCCTCTCACAGACTGTAACTGAAAATCCTTAGATAACCCCATGGCCTTCCATTCACGGAAGGTGATAATCCAGTCGGGGACGGAGACTTGTTCCAAAAAGGAAAATAGTCGAAAAGCCATTGGTTCAACAATGGCTATTCCGTCCACAAGACCGGATATGAGCTCTTTACAGAGATCTCTATCAAATGTGTCAGTCGCCTGACTCAAATCAAGGGATAAACAAGGATCAGAACTACCAGAAATTATCTTACGAATAGCTCCGGTTTTCTCATGTTTTATGTTTAAAACACAGTTGCGATCTTTTTCAAAGATCTTCATGAGACCAGTGCGTAAGCAATGTTGTAAAACAACAATGCATGAATGAGATAATGTGATAGTTCTAGATTTCCCTCCTGCATCGTCAATAGCATCTGCAATACAGATACGTCCCTTAGTTGTCAGAGAAAGTTCCAATTGAGGAACCTCTTTTTCTTCCTTATATAAAGAAAGAAATTCTGACTCACTATTGTTAGACGAAAACACGTCATTCCTCAAACCAAAAATGACAGAAGCAATGATCATGCCTCGAGAATTCAAGGCATCAGTAGTAAGACCCCAAAGGTCATACTCATCATCATCTTCCTCGTCATCAGGACTCCGATACTCGGAGACCACTTTTTGTTGAAGAATTTTGGGAAAACACACAGCTACAGTCGGAGTTTCCTTTATGCGCTTACTCATCTTGAGACCGATGCCAAAACAGTCAAAGACTGTTTTTCCAACTTTCTGATCGCCCCTAAGGGTTAAAGAAAGTTTTCCACCGAAATCCTCAAGACGATTATACGCCTTAAAGAAACCTCCATCTTTTACGGTGCAATCAAGAGTAGCAGACGAAGATATCGGGACATGCACAGCTTCTAAAATCTTTCCTCTTCGGAGGTCAGATGCCATCTTCCTACAATAGGAAACAGCATAGTCGTGTGCAGCCGGATAAAAACTCTCAGGTAACTGAGAAACATTCGTCGATACTACTTTTGAGAATTTCTCTAAAGATTCTACTAACTCTTCTTTAGGAGGAGCACATAGCGCCCTTTTTCCTGTAGAAAGGAAAAATAATTCTTTCTGTCGTTCAATTCTGTC